TGCTGGCCTCACTAATTTTATGTCGGCACGAAGGTGGACAAAGAACGAAATCTGACCGGTACCCGCTTTCAAGAACGGATTCACCCGAATTTCGGTTCCGTGCCGAATGCCCAGAAGCAGATCGCCCCAGTTGCCGATAAAGACCGGACTTTCATCCGTCCCGGCTCCGAGGTTATCCGGCACACCTTCTGTCGCAAACGTCTCCAACTCAGAGTAGTAAGTCGGAGCCTGTAGCGGCTGTTCGTCAGTCGCTTCCAATCCCGCCAACTCCGACTGCGTTGTATTGTTCATTATCCACGCTGTCGGTCGAGCGTTTGCCTTCTGAACGTCTCTGCGTAATGCGACCAACGACTGATACCGGGTCATTGTCGCCGCACCAAGATCAATCTCAGTTACCCCAGCCGCGGAGAGCACCCCTTCCGGTTCCGCGCCTGAACCACTACCTACTAAGGCGACGCGATCCAACTCAACGGCGAACGTCTCCACGAATGATCGCATCAACATTGCTTCGAGGTTTGCACTGTCCTGCGCTAGCTCCCGAGACGTGACGACCTCAACAGAAAGATCCTGCGCGTCGAGTTTGACCTGAGAAAATACCGCATCGCTCGCTGAAACCGCACCGCCTTCCGCGCGCCATGTCGGAGTCGGGTCAGTGTCCAGCCGTGCAATGTCCAGCGTCTTGGACTCCATCGGCACAATTACACCGCCCGCCGCCAACACGACCGCCGAGTTTCGTAGATTGTCGATGAACTCAACCATTAACGGCTGCGGAACTGTATAACCGCCGGCGCTTGGCGTGCCAATGCTGAGAACGCGCTTTTCAATTTCGTTTCGCGGGCCAAACTGCACGGCCCTCAGAAACGTTCCGAGTGAAAGGTCGCGGCATATCTCAACTTCCTCGCGGTCCAATCCCTCTTGCATTGTTTCCAAAGACGTTCCGCGATCCCATGATCTAATCGCCGCGCCTGTCTTACTGTCAAACAAACGCTGTCCGTACGAATTTTCTGACCGATTTTGGCCGGTTGAGAAAATCGGGATCCCATGGGGACGCACAGGCGCCTCGATATCATCCACCAATTTGTGACGACGTTCTTCGGAATCGTAGCTTCGGACCAAACTATCCCACCGCCTTTTTTCCTTGTCCGTAAGACCACGGTTTTCGTCTTCGGCCAGCTCATGGAGAACACGCATTTCAGCAGCGATGCTCTGAAGCTCGCGCTGACTCTGATTATTTCTTGGCATGATAAAAACTCCTGCCGAGACTGCAGGAGTTGTGCGCGCAGAATCGACTCAAATTAATTGAAAATCCAAACATGTGTGTTGGATAAAAATTAAGAGTCGAGACTCCGCAACGGCGTGTCTCATTTCCCGCCGATCAACGGATCGAAAGCGGTAAGACCTTTTTCCGTTACTCGAAATACGGAGCGACCGCCCATCAAATAACTGCTGCGATTTTAGCACACTCACTCGCGATTATTGAAGTACGCGATCGAAAACTTGCGGAGGAATTTCTCCCAAGAAATATTTCAACTCCAACGCTACTGACTGAAGCACCTCGGACATTTCCGGTGTCGGTTCATCTTCGCCATCGTCAACGTGTTTCGTGATGTGAACTATCCACCGCTCGCCCGTTATATTCAACGAGTGGCGCTCAAAAGCTGCAGCGACAACGTATTTTTCAAAAGTCATTTCATCAGTGGTTCGTCGTGCATTCATAGCAATCTCCTCAACAAAATCAAAATTGCGCCCACCGCGATTCAGCACCGGTATGGCACGTGCGATTATCTAACTTCAGGCGCGCGCGGGTCGCGGGACTCATTCCAAGCTCCTTAAAGATCCTTGTTAGCTGCGGCTCCAACTGCCGAAGCGCGCTAGCTGCCGGGTTGTGCATCGGCTTGCCGTTGGCCTGAATAAGGAGCGGGCCGTTTTCGTCTACCGACCGCTGGAGCGTGTGCTGCTGGTCCAGAAGTCCGACCAACGTTTCTAAGATAAACGCGTCGCACGGTCGCAGATCGACGGTCGCGACGACCTCATGCCAGATAGCTTGCTGGGCTGCGCTGAGTCGATCAGGCGGCTCAATACAAACTTTGTCCGGTGTTGATGGCGGGCGCTCCGGTCGGCTCGTCTCACAGGCTCTAATTAGCTCCGCCGCTGTTGGTCGAATTTTTCGGCTCATCGGTCAATGCCTTCTGAAAAAATAAATCACTTGGCTGCGGTTCTTGTTTTCGTCGATTGAAATTTTCACTACCCCCCTACCCCTTCAGCAACTCGCCACACGCTTGCGGTGCATCTGCCTCGTTTTCGAAAAACACTTCCGCCGCGCTAACTGCATGTGAACTGAAGCCCCACACATCGCACAGTCCGACGCATTGTGCCAAGACGTTGCGAATGACTTCGGTTTGCGTCATTCCCGATTGCAACGCAGTTTCGGTTGCTTCCAGAAACGAAACGCCAAAATTACGACGTGCTTCAAACTGTTTTTGGTCTGAAAGGCGTGTGCTTGTTAGGTTTTTCATGTTGGTGTTCCTTCGTGTGTGTTTGCGTAAATTTGATTTAGTGTATGGTTGTGTATGGTTGAGGCGTTTTTACCTATTCCATCTATACGCGCGCATATATGAGCTTCATACCGGAAATGGGTACAGACCATACATAACCGTACATTACTGGTTCTGCCGACCATCAGTTACCGGCAAACTTAGGCCGTGATAAACGTGGCCGGCACTTACTCGGGACTTCCGAAAACCACGTTCTGTCATTGCCCGCCCGAACTTGGTTTGCGAAACAGCGACCTCGCCAGCCGACGCCGCCCACCGCGTGTAGTCTAAATAGAGCGCCTTAGCCGTAACCTGACCGTGCTGCTGGACCTCGCACCGATCCGCGATGAATTGCCCGAGAATGTCCATCTCGCTCCGGTACTCCCGAACAGCATCGCTGATTGCAGCTGGAGCGTTCAGCCCGTCCCGCTGCCATTGCAAACAGCCAGCAACAGCCCACGCGAGAATACCCGGCAACTCATCGGCCAGTTTGTTGATTAGATCGCCGTCTCGCTCGGCCTCTGGAATCGTGACCTCGAACGGGATCAGTCGAATGCGCCGCCAAATGCCGTCATCTGTTCCGTGAATTTCCGGCTTGTGATTTCCACGCAGCCACAACTTAAATTCCGGATGAAAATCGAAATACTCCCGTCGTAAAAAACGGGCTGTCATCGTATCGCCGCCGGTCATGTCTTTTATCAATGGCTCGTTGAGTTTTTGATTCTCGGAGGTTTCATTGATCGCGATCAGGCGAGCGCCAGCGAGCCGGGCCACGTCATTCGGAATCCCCGGTTCGCGTCTCGAGGTTATCGTTTCGGTTCGCGTATTCTGGCCGTAGTCGCCCCATAGCCGCTGCAGTGTTTCGAGAAAGACCGACTTGCCATTCGCCCCGCTGCCGTAGCAAAAGAAAAGGCATTGTTCGCTTGTTAATCCGGTCAACGAATACCCAACAGCCATACGCATAAAATGAATCAGTTCAACATCGCCCGAGAATATCCGATCCAAAAATGCCACCCACCTCGGGCATTTCGCTCTGTCGTCGAATTCGACGGGAACTAATCGGCTGCACATTGAGGTCGGTTCGTGTTTTTCCAATCTGCCCGTGCGTAAATCAATCTGCCCGTTCGCGCAATTTAGCTTCCATGGATCGGCGTCGAAATCGCTAAGTGCTGCCGGGATAGTCTCAAACGTCCGGACGAGAAAAATCATGTCCCTGATAGATCGAGCGGTCTGGCTTTTTTTCGCCCACCGAAAAATTTCATCTTGGTCCGGCGCTTCGCGTATCTCGTCGAAAAGCGACTGAACGGTTTCGCGGGCTTTTCGTTCGACCAAATATTCTGCATCCACTACCCAGCGCCGACCGTCATAAACAAACCAGCCACGCTCAGCCGTCCATCGAACTATATTGCCGTGTTGGTGAACGAACCGAAGCGCGTTGGCAATATCCGTGTCCTGGGGCATGTTGCCGATTGTTGAAGGCACGTCACTAGGTTGCTGCAAAGTAATCACTTCGGAATCAGGCATCAGATTGCCCCTGAGTGAAAAACTTGCGCGGGTCCGAATGCTTCAAACTGTGGCGGAGAGCGACCACGCTCGGCGTTCCTGATCGCATTAGTTCAACGACAAGCGCCCGAAGTCGGTCATCGTCTGGAAGCCCGCATTCATGGACTAGCGCCGGTTGTCGATTCGAAGGCCAGTGGAAGGTCGCGGGAACTTCGTCATCCGGCAAAACCATGATCGGCAGTTGATGAGACTGAGCGAACCTCCACGCACCGTCGCCGATAGCGACAACTACTCCGGCGCTTGGCTTTTCAGCAAACCATTGCTTTGCATACGGCGGCAATTTGGATTTATGAGCTTTGACAGACTCAGGTATACTCGACACAGCATCGGCCCTCAACAGTTGATGAATTGGCAAAAGGCGAGCTTGCGGGAGCTTCGCCTTTTTCTTTTTGGCGTACATTCCAATTCATCGACAGGCGACCATCACGCCGCTTGACGCGAGCAAAGTTCGATCCACTTCGATGGGTTAAATAACCAGCGCCCGTTCACTCGCAAGATAACTCCTGCCGCGATCATGTCGTCACGTTTTTCGCTGGGGCGCGTCCAAGAATAAAGCACCGGGCGCGTAGGGTACGAACTGCCAGATTCAACCCAATCCTGAAAGGTCACAGGAATATTTAGATTTTTCATTTGTTGTCCTCGTGTGAAATTAGCTCGCGTCAGTTCATGACGTTTGCTGACTTTCGCAGGAGAACGTTCGGAATTTTAGGTAATAAATTCGCCGATTAAATTACCCTTTTCTCGGGGTCACCGTATCGTGGTCGAGAATGTGTAAATCGAGCGATGCGGATCTCACTGATTTGTCAAAGCGTTTTATCGCTGGACGGTGCTTGTCGTAATTCTTTTTTACGGTCTCAATATCCCGGCTACACTTGCGCGAGATTTCTTCAATCGCACTTTCGCGAGTCATTCCTTTCTTAGAAATCAGCGTTTCCACTTCGCTTGCACGAATGAACGACTCTTTGAAAATTGGCGGCCTACCACGCCCACGCAGAGGCAACTTCCCATTGTTGCTGAGGGCCGTGCGAATTGCAGCCGCGCAAGAAATAGCGAGATCGTCTGGAATTGCCTCTCCCGACTCAAGCAATTTGGCCAATTCCTCAAACTGACCTTTCGGCGGCAACATCGCGGCAAAACTCGATGGCTTTGTCATTGGCCCAACACCGCCATGCCTGTGCTTGCCATCGCTTTGTGAATGTGACTGTCAGTCAGATGTGCATATCGTTGGACCATCGCCAAGGTTCGATGACCGAGCGCACCCGCGATCTCAGCCAACGAGTAACCGTTCATCGCCATGCGAGACGCGAACGTATGTCGGCAATCGTGAAAGCGGAAGTCTTCAAGACCAGCCTTTGAACGCGCCTCACACCATGCCGCCTCGAAACCGGGATAGGTACGTTTTCCAATCGGATTCGGGTTCGCGAATATCCGGTCATCGCCAATGCGCCTCACTTTTTTCAGTTTGCGAAGCTCCGCGATAACCGGCGGGACAAGAGCAAGAGTTCGCTTGTCCGTGTTCTTGGTTCGATGCAGGACCGCCCGCCCCGTTTTGAGGTCAACTTCAGACCACCGAAGCCCGGTGATCTCCCCGCGACGTGCGCCGGTTGTCAGGGCGAGCAAAACGGCTGAATGAAGGTGTGGATGTTGGCTGGCCTCGGTTGCTTTCAGCAATGCAGCGATTTCATTATCCGAAAGATGCCGGTCGCGTCCGCGAGGCTCTTTCAGGGCGATCTTTTCGCAAGGCGTACGATTGCACCATTCCCAATCCGTCATCGCAATTCTGAAAGCGTGACGCAGAGTAGCGAGGTATCTATTCACGGTTGCCGGGGTTCTGGTCTCAACCATGCTGTCTCGAATTTCGACAATTTGTGCGCGGCTGACTGCTCCCAACTTGCAGCCGCCAATTTTCTTGATCCAAAAGTCGAGATGCCGTTCGGAATTCTTGGGATCGGCCTTCTTCGGCAATTCCGTTTTTCGATACCGTTCGAGTATGTCAGTGACGGTACGTCGGCGTGACTCTGGACTCGACGTGAACTCGTCTCGGTTGATCGAATTCTCAACCGAGGTCGCCCACACCTCGGCTTCAGTCTTCGTGCTGAAGGTTTTCGAAATCGGTCGCTGACCGCCGCGCCGAACTACTGCTTGCCAGCTTGTGGTTTTCCTACCAGCCTTTTGCCCGAGACGTTTTCTGATCGTCGCCATGATTGAACTCCGTTCGCGTGGAATTGCATTCATGGTGTGCCAAATTGTGCCAAATCGCAATATCGGCAAGAATTAGGATTCTAACAAAACGTCGTAGGTGGTTGTTTTTATTGGTGCCCGGGGCGGG